TCTCAAGCACCAATAAGCTCAAGCGCCCTTAACGCTAGCTATGAAGCAAAAACAGATCCATATACTGGTGAAATGAAACTAGCTAATGGTGGAATTGCTGCACTGCGGTATGATGAAGGTGGTGACGTGCAACCTACTTATTCTAATGACGATAATGGAAATTTAGTTGACTCAAACGGAAAGATTGTAGCTACCGCAGAAGCCCGCAATGACCCATATATACAGTCTACTTTCTTTAACCCAAAAAGCGCGGTTGCAAATGATCCAGCAGAAGCACAAGCTTTTTATGAGTTAAAAAGTAAAGATCCAAAACAATTTTATAGCCAAGTTGCTGATAAATTAGGCAAGCAAATTATTAATGCTTATCAAGGTAACGAGAATTACGACACCGAATATAATCAGCTTCAAGGCCTTAAAGATATAGTACCAAAAGATTATTATAAAAACCAACTTGGTTTTAAAGCACACTCAATGGGCTGGCAAGTAGGTCAAAATCGTGGTGAAAGAAACGCCCCAACGGAACAAGAAATTGCAAGTATGGTTCCAGAAGCGCAAGCGGCTGGTCTTGCTCCAGAAGAAATTAATTCTATTGTTAGTCAAAACTTTGGACAAGCCCGCAATCGGAATGTACAGCGCATAGCTAGTTTGGCTGAAACTGGTGGATCTGGATTTAGCTTTCAAAAAGATCTTCAACCCATTCTACAAAATGTAGGCATAGCTGCTTTAACCGCTGGCGCAGGTGCTGCATTAGCTCCCGCCGCCGTTGGCGCTGAAGCCGCTCTTCCAACAGTTGCTGACGCTGGCTTAGGACTTGCTGATCTTCAAACTGCATACAAAGCATATGGTTTAGGTAAAAACTTATACGGAGCAGCCTCAAGCGGCGGGAAAGATATCGGTTCTGATATTGGTGCCGCTAAGGGGTTATATAGTTTAGGTAGTACTATGATGGCCGCTCAAGGCGGCGTTATGCATTCTGGTATTGGAGATTTAGGCGGATATTCAGACGGTGGCAGGCTTTTAAAAGGTCCCGGAGATGGCATGAGTGACCATATTCCAGCTACAATAGGTGATAAACAACCTGCCAGACTTGCGGACGGTGAATTTGTCATACCCGCAGATGTAGTATCGCATTTAGGTAACGGCTCTACAGACGCTGGAGCAAAGCATTTATACAAAATGATGGACAAGATTCGTAGAGCTAGAACAGGCAACCCTAAACAGGGTAAACAGATTAACGCAAGTAAGTTTTTACCAAGGAATTAAATTATGGGATTATTCGACGCTCAGGGTATATCTTCTACCCCACAAAGCCAGCAAACCAATTTAGCGAACAATGTTTCGACTACTACTGGTGGCATTAGTGCATTTGCTCAACCTTATGTAAATAACTTGTTAACCAATGCTCAAGCATTGACTGCAACTCCTACTGCACTGCAACAACAGTCTTATACTAATGCAGCAAACTTAGGTGTCGCCCCACAAATTGGTCAAGCTACAGGTATGGCTAACCAAGCGGCCCAAGGCGCTATGGGTACGGCTGGAACCGCATTAGGGTATGGACAGACCGCTTCTGGATATGGTCAACAAGCTACACAGGCTGGGCAAAACTACCAGAACATGGCTACTGATCCTAATCAGATGGCAGCCTACATGAACCCTTATATTCAACAGGCGCTTGCTCCCCAGCTAGCAATGCTTACACAACAGCAAGCTTTAGCAAATCAAGGTATTAGCGCTAAGGCTGTTGGTCAGGGCGCATTTGGCGGAAACCGTGCAACTTTAGCACAAGGATTAAATGCCCAGAATTATGACTTAGCTCGCCAACAAGCTATTGGACAAGGATATAACGCGGCATTTAATCAAGCGCAACAAGCTCAACAGTTTGGCGCTAACTTAGGACTTCAAGGTCTTGGTGTTGGTATACAGGGTCAACAAGCTGGCTTACAAGGTGTTTCTGGCGCACAGAATGCTTATGGTTTAGGTTTACAAGGCGCTAGCACTTTAGGGCAACTTGGTCAGAACCAATTTAACCAACAGCAATCTGCCGCCCAATTACAGAATCAATTAGGTACACAACAATACTTAATGCCACAGCAACTGTTACAAGCCCAACAAAGTATGTTGCAAGGACTTCCAGTAGGCAGCCAAACAACTACAGCATCACAACAAGGAACTCAGCAAGGTTATCAAGCTGCTCCTAATAAAGCTTCTCAAATTGGCGGTTTAGGTACCGCTGGAATAGCTGCGCTTGGGCTATTAGGTAAAGATGGAATGAGTAATATTACAGGCGCAATTAAAGACGCTTATGGCGGAATTAAAAATATCTTTACTCCAAGTGGCGGTCTTCCTACTGGAGAAAATCTTAGCAATCTTAATATTACAGATGCAATGTCAGATCCAAGTTCAGCGGACTATCTTGGTATTGCTAAGGGTGGTTACATCAGAAGCTACGCTAAAGGCGGACTTGTTAAATCTGGCAGTGACTTAGCCGATATTAGACTCAAACAATTGGTAGGTTAACTATGAACATTACACAATTATCAGAACATTTAAAGGACGTTCCACAGAACACCTTAGTTGGTTACGCTAAGAGTCCTAATAGCGTAGTGCCACAGTTTTTAGCCTTAGCTGAGATTCAGCGCCGTCAGCAATTGCAGAGCGCTGGTGCAGGACAGCCACCAGCCCGTACAGTAGCAGAGGACGTATTAGATCAAGCTAATCCTCAGCCACAAATGCAACCACAAATGCAAGCTCAAGTTCCTCCTCAACCACAAGTTCCGATGGCTGCGCCAATGGCACAACAGTTACCAGAGAACCAGCCCGGTGTAGCAAGCTTACCTACAGGTATGCCACAAGGTATGGCTGGCGGTGGCATTGTAGCCTTTGCTAGCGGCGGAGATGCAGAAGATGAAGACGAAGAAGGTTTAACCGAAGAAGAAAGTCAAATTATGAGTTTGTTGTCTGGACTTAAATCCAGAGCAAGAGGAGTAATTGACGCGCTTCCTAAATCATATGAAGCAACTAAGGCCGCAGCAAATTCTTCTGGAATTGCTAATTTAGATGTAGCCAAACGCGGCACTCATCCGCTTGAAGAGCAAGCTATTGCAGCGGCAAAGCAAGTAGGACTAGACCCAAATCTTATGCTTCATGCTCTTTACAAAGAGACTGGCGGGCTTAAAAATCCAGAAACTGCAATGTCAAAAGCAGGCGCCTATGGCCCAATGCAAATAATGGAAGCTACCGCAAGAGAACTTGGCATTAACCGTAAAAATACATATGAAAATCTTCTTGGTGGAGCAACATACTTAAAACAACAAGTAGATAGGTTTAAAGATCCAGTATTAGGATTGGCTGCTTATAACGCTGGTCCGGGTCGCGTATCTGAAATGCTTAAGCGTGGCAGTGGAATTGAATCCTTGCCAAGAGAAACGCAAGGATATGTCAAAATGGCAGAAGGTGGTATTGCACATTTTGCTCAAGGCGATGTAGTTGAGCCTGAATATTCCTTATCTCCCGGAGAAAGCATTGTTAACATTCCGCAAGAAACACAAGCAATTGATCCATTTCAATCGTATATAGCGCGTCAAGCTCAAGAACGTGAAGAATTAAAGAAAAATGCAGAACAAGATAAGTATCTTGCTTTAATGCAGGCTGGCTTTGGAATAATGGGCGGTACTTCTCCATATGCTATGACTAATATTGGTCAGGGTGCGCTACAAGGAATTAGCACTTATGGCGCATTACAAAAACAACGCGCTGCTGAACTTGCTAGTTTTGATAAGTCAGAACTGGGCGGCTTACGGGCAAAAGAACTTTCTAAGATTAGCCAAGCAAAACTAGATGAATTAACTGCGGCTCGTGAAGAAAAGTCAGATATTAGTAGAGAAAGATTAGCGGCAACAAAAGAACGTATACAGGCTGGTAGAACAGCGGCAGAACAGACAGCAGAAGCCAAAAAAGAAGCAAATATTACTGCTGCTTTAAGTCGTGCAGCAGCAGATCCTCAATACAAAAAATTTGCTGATCTTTTAAAAGATACTCCGCCTGATGATCCTATGTATCAATATTACTTAGATTCTATGGAAGCCATTAAAGATGCTTATTTTAGTAGCACTGGAATTAAGCAACCAAGAGTTAAGGTATCGTTGCCTCCGCTTCCTCCTCCTCCTCCAGAAAAACCCGGATTTTTAGATACTATTACTCAAGGCGCACGTAATTTATTTGGTACAAATCAACCATCAGCAGCACCTGCTGGTAGAATGCGATTTGATGCTCAAGGTAACCCAATTCAATAAGGTAACGAATGGCTATAGAAGCCGAATTATTTGATGGTACTGTTTTAGAGTTTCCTGACGGCACAGACCCATCCATTATTCAGTCAACCGCTAAACGGATGACGGCTGAACGCCAAGTACAGGCACCAGTATTAGCCCAAAGAAAACCAGAAGATGTTGGAATTTTAAAAGGCACATTAGCTGCCGGTAAAAGGGGTATTGAATCTCTTGGTGATGTTGCTTCTGGTTTAGGTTTAGCTGCCACATCTACGCTTGGCACTGATGCCGATACCCTTAAAAAGATGCAGCAAATAAAAGCAGCGCAACAAGTACCGCAAGTAACACCCGGAACGTCTGCTGCTGATATAGAACGCATTTATGAACAAAAAGGCCTCGGCGCTGCGGCAGCTCAAGTTCCTAAATTTATTACCGAACAAATTGCACAATCAGGACCACAAACAGCAATACCTTTAGCGGCTGGTATGGCGGCATCACCGTTTATTACTCCGGTAGGAGGTGCGTTGGTTGGTATTGGAGTGTATGGAGTACAGCAGTTTGGTAATTTTTTAGTACGTCAAGCTCAAGAAAAGAATGATCCAAAAGAATTAGAAGTTGCTAAAGCTGCACTTACTGCTGCTGGTACTGCTCCATTGGGTTATTTTGCGGACCGTTTTATGCTTGGCTTAGGCAGCCTCGGTAAAAAAGCTGGAACAGAAGTTGCAAAAGAATTAACCGCCCGCCAATTGGCTGCAAAGGTGGGTAAAAGAGTTGCAGTTGGGGCAACAGAAGGCATCATTGCAGAAGCTCCAGTTGAGGTATTAGAGCAGGCAATGGAAAGATATCAAGCTGGATTACCAGTTACTGGAGAAGAGGCTAACAAAGAATACAAAGAAGCATTCTTTGGAGCTGCTGCGGCTGGTGGTGGAATAGGCGGCACATCAAGAGGCATTCAAGCGTATAGAGAACCACGAATTATTCCAGAAACAATTAAAGATGAAGCGGTAGTTACAGCTCCACCCGTAGAACAAGCTCAAACAGTTCCTCCAATTAGTGCCTCTCAAGATTATGCTGGAATGTTAGGAGAAACTGAGGGTAAACCCTTAGTTAAACTTCCTCAAGTGGCTCCTGTTGCAAGTATTCCTACACCAGAAGTATTAAATACAGCGGCCCAAGTAGATCAAGCTAAAAATGTGGTTATTCAAAACCGTAACCGCGCTACGCCCGCTTCTGTATCTCAAATGAATCAGATCGCAGCTAATCCCGACTATGATCTTGTAGGCTTCTCTAAAGACTTTGGAACAGGCGCACCAGTCGTTTCTGGAGACCTTCCTATACCAGAGGCTCAACTTGGCAGAAAGTCTACTGTAACGGCTTCTGATGGGCGTAAGATTCCAATTCAATATGCCGTGATAGATGCTAGAGCGGTGTTGCCATCTAATAATGCAGATGGTTCTGTTAACCCAGAGTTTTTTCAGTCAGACTATCCCGGCCTAAAAGCTATTGCCGGCAATGCTCGTTCTGCTGGTTTACAAGCTGCATATGAGCGTAACACCGCAGGAAACTATAGAGAAAACTTAGCTAACGATGATTTACATGGCGTAAGCTCAGAAGTTATTAATAATATTCCGCAGCCCGTATTGGTGCGGTTAATGCCAAAAGACCAGATTACTAATGATATTGGCGATATATCTAATGTGGCGTCTAACTTAAATTTATCTGCTGTAGAACAGGCTAAGAACGATTCTAATAGGATTGACTTGGCTGGTATTAAACATGACGAAGAAGGTAATCTTGACAATAATGCATTGCGTGGGTTTATTAATTCTATGCCCACTACAGAGCAAGCCAACTTAATAGACAATAACGGGCTGCCAACTAAACAAGCTACTGAACGCCTAAATGCCGCCATCTTTCAAAAGGCATATAACAACGATGACTTAACCAGACTTGCTCATCAAGCGGATGATAGTGAAGCCCGCAATATTATTCGAGCATTAAGTTCAGCCGCGCCACAAATGTCTAGGCTTGAAGGTGCCGGTGAATTTGATATAAGACCACAGTTAATTGAAGCCGCTCAATTAGCAGTTAATGCACGTAGAAATGGCGTTAAGTTATCAGACTTAGTAAACCAGCAAGACATGACGGTAGATCCATTGTCTAATAATATTTTGCAATTATTTGCTGATAACGCGCGTTCGTTTAAAAAAATTGCCAGCAGTTTACAAAACCTATCTAATCTTGCATTTGAACAAACACAGAAGCCAGCGGAAGATATCTTTGGTGTAACCCCCAAGATGACTAGAGAAGAATTGGTTGCGCAAGGATTAAAGCCAACAGAAGAAGGACAATTATTTTCTAAAGATACAGCAGAGGCTGATGTTGAGGCAGCAGCCAAGTCTGAGTTAAGTGGAAAAGTTTTATTTAGAAAAGGTAATCTTGGTTTATTTAGTTATTTTGATGACTACGGTGGCCCACATTATGGCGTTGCAGTAGGAAGACGTTATTGGAGAAGCCAAAGTTATTTAACCAATGGAAAAAATGGAATTGATATAGCTCCAATTAATCCAGAAGAAAAGGTTATGCTTCAGCAAAAAGTAGATGCTATTGAAGCAGCAGATGCTATCAAACACTTTAAAACGCCATTTATTAAATTTCAAAATGGAATAGCTATTTCCGGCGGTGTATCTAAAAATGTAGCAAACGTTGTTCGCGGATGGAAAAATTTACTTGATATTAAAGCAAATGTTTATATCTCTACTAAAGACTTTGTAGAAAAAAACAAGGATAACTTTACTGGTCCGCATCGTGATATTCAAGCATCACTTGGCCCAAAAATGAATGGCTCAATGAAGCTTATGAGTGACGGTAGTTATTACGTTGTTTTTAAGGAATCAACTAGCCCAACCAAAATGCTAGAAACTATAGCGCATGAATTGGGACACGTTCATCAAAAAGAAGTTTTTGTTAATGCTACCCCTGAAATGCAAAATAAGCTGCAAAATGCACATTTGGAATGGCTATCATCACAAAAAAATGCTACGGCAAAAGAATTGCTGCAAACATTACGGGCTAAAACTACAGCACAAACCACAATAATTAGAGATCCAAAAATGATGGGACGTAATTTGCCACCATATTGGACAAGCTTTAGTGAGTGGTATGCAGACCAAGTTGCTCGTTGGTCTGTATCTTCTGAAAAACCATTGACTGTAGTAGACAAGTTCTTTGCTAAGTTAGGTGCTGCGCTACGCAAGTTCTACGAAACTCTTAAAGGACAGAAGTATTTACCTAATGAGACGTTTAAGCAGTACTTGGATGAGATTGCATCACGCGCTCAGTTTGAGTCTTTGGCTATGGAAAAAGTTCCACAAGATCAAATGGTATTGTTTAGCCGTTCTGAGATGGAAACCGAAGGTCCAAAAGGAATAGAGAAGTTAAATAGAATCCGCCGTAACTATCGCGGTAAAGTTGTTTCTCCTACTACCGTTTTTTCTATTCCAGATGATTCTAAAATGGAACGGTTTATATATAAGATACAAGATAAGTACATTGATACTAAGCGAGTCATTCAAGCTATTATTTCCCAAGGCAAAGAAATTACAGACAAATGGAATGCCTATCTTAAAGAAGAGCTATATCACGGGCGTACTGCAAAGCGCACCAAAGACTTCTTAAATAATGAATTGTTGCCAGTTGTTCGCACTATGCGTGATAAAGATGTCAGTATTGTAGAGCTTGATACTTATCTACAGGCCCGCCATGCAGAAGAGCGTAACAAACAGATTGCTAAGATTAATCCTGAGTTTTTAGAGGATGGAACGCTTAATCCGAATGCAATGCTAGACGGCGGCTCTGGTATGTTTACCAAAGAAGCTCAAGACTACTTGAATAATTTGCCGCCAGAAAAAGCCAAAGTATTAGAAGGACTTGCCGAAAAAATTGATGCCATTGTTAAAGGAACTCAAAAAGTATTAATTGATGCGGGATTAGAAAGCCAAGCTACTATTGATGTTTGGAATAAAACTTACAAAAAGTATGTTCCTTTAATGCGTAAAGATTTAGATTTTGCTCAAGACTATACCGGTCTTGGTCAGGGCTTCCAAACTCGAGGCGGAGCAAGTAAGCGCGCGTTTGGCTCATTTAAAGAAGTAGCAGACATCTTTGCTAACATTGCTAACCAGCGTGAGCGGGCTATTGTCCGCGCTGAAAAGGCTCGGGTTGGAACGGCGCTATATGGTTTAGCAATTATGAATCCTAACCCAAACTTTTGGTTGCCAGTAAATCCTGATGCCATTAAGAATGAAAAAGCTTTGCTTGCTGAGTTAAGGACACTTGGAATAAATGAGGCAGATGCAGCCAACATCATTCAAGAGCCACAGACAGCAGTATTAGATCCAGATACTGGTACTGTTACCTATAAGGTAAACCCTATCTTACGCAACAGTCCTAACGTATTTGCTATCCGTATCAATGGTCAAGAGCGTTTTATATTCTTTAACGCAAGCGATCCTAGAGCTATGCGTATGGTTCAGGCTATTAAGAACCTAGATGCTGAAGAAATGGGATGGGCGTTAGGTAATGCCGCTAAAGTTACCCGTTGGATAGCTTCTGTTAACACTCAATATAACCCAGTGTTCGGTGCGTATAACTTCATACGGGATACATTGGGCGCTCAATTTAACTTATCCACTACTGCTATTGCAGGAAAGCAGGCGCAGGTTACTGCTGGAGTTTTACCAGCATTAGCGGGAATTTATTCGGACCTTAGAACTGCCCGCGCTGGAAAAGGCGTAGCTAAAGGTGAATGGGCCAAGTTGTGGGAAGAGTATCAACAAGAAGGTGGCGCTACTGGATACCGCGATCAATTCAGTAAGAACAGATCCGATCAAAATATTATTGAAAAAGAGATGCGTAATCTTGAAAAAGGTAATATTAAAAAAGGTGTTGCTGCGGTATTTAATTGGTTGTCAGACTACAACGACGCAATGGAAAATGCGGTGCGCCTATCTGCCTATAAGGTAGCTATAGATCAAGGCATATCTAAAGAGCAAGCAGCCAGTATTGCTAAGAATCTTACAGTTAACTTTAACCGCAAAGGCGAGCGCGCTCAACAGATGGGTGCTTTATATGCTTTCTATAATGCATCAGTTCAAGGTACGGCACGTTTAGCAGAAACCCTTAGGGGGCCAGCAGGTAAAAAGATTGTTGCGGGTGGTTTGCTTTTAGGATCAGTTCAAGCCTTAGCATTGGCTATGATGGGATTCAAAGACGATGAACCACCAGAGTTTATTAAAGCGCGTAATCTAGTTATCCCATTTCCAGACGGACATTACTTTGCTATTCCAATGCCACTAGGATTGCATATCATTCCTAACATGGGACGCATTACTACTGAAATGGTAATGAACGGTGGTAAGAACGTTGGCAGGAAAGCGGTGAATTTAACTAGTGTTTTAATGGATGCGTTTAATCCAATTGGTAATGCTGGTTTATCTATGCAATCATTATCTCCAACGATGCTTGATCCAATTGCAGCAATCATTGAAAACAAAGATACATTTGGTCGCCCAATTGCTAGAGAAGATCGCGCTACTAATCCAACTCCCGGATATACCCGCGCTCGTGAGACCGCAAGCTACCTAGGTAAAGAATTATCATATTTTCTTAACCTTGCTTCAGGCGGAACTAAATACCAAAAAGGATTAGTAAGCCCTACGCCAGATCAAATTGATTTCTTGTTTGGTCAGGCAACTGGCGGCATTGGAAGAGAAATATCCAAAACAGAACAGGCTGTTACTGCTGCTGTTACCGGAGAAGAATTACCTACTTACAAGGTTCCATTAGTTGGTAAGTTTTATGGTGACGTTAATTCTCAAGCAGCACAAGCCAACCGGTTCTACGACAACATTACCCGTATGGCTAACTATGAAAATGAAATTAAAGGCCGCCAAAAAGACCGCGCTAGAACAACAGACTTTTTAAGGGATCATCCTGAGGCGCGCCTATGGCAACAGGCAAACAGGTTAGAAAATGAAGTCTCTAAAATTAATAGAGAGAAAAAAAACTTGCTGGAAAAAAATGCACCAGCAGCAAGGATTAAGCAATTAGAAGACCGTAAAACCCGTGTTATGACTCAATTTAATAATCAGGTTGAACGTTTAGAAAAATAAGTGAATACCCTTATAAATCATATAAATGTAATGATTATTTAATTTACTTGTGGTAAAACGCTTCTTAACCACATGATAGAGGAGAGGACTGATGGCTGGATATTACTTGACGGACTTAGAGTTTATTAACGAATGGAGAATTATTAGTAGTCCCATTAAGTTTGCTGCAAAGCATGGCATGGACGTTCGATCTGTCCACAACAGGCGCAGATCAATCGAAGCAAGGCATCAAATAAGCCTCCCTACCTTGAAGGACAGTAGATATACTGAGCCTAAAAAACTAGAACAAACCGTTGGTCATGCCCGCCGTGGCATAGAAATGGAAAAGGGTAGAGTAGTAGTGTTTTCAGATGCTCATTTCTGGCCTGACGATTACACCACGGCTTATCAGGCGCTCCTAATTATTATTAAGGAATTTCAGCCTAAAGTAGTTGTAGCCAATGGAGATATGTTTGACGGTTCCCAAAACTCACGGCACCCTAGAATTGGCTGGTCCAAAAGCCCAACCGTTAAGGAAGAGCTTGAAGCTTGCCAAACATTCATGGAAGGCATCCAAAAAGCCTCTGTAGGCGCTGAATTGATATGGACAATGGGTAACCACGATGCCCGCTTTGAAACGTTCCTAGCGGCTCAGGCACCCCAATACGAGGGAGTATCAGGGTTTACCCTTAAAGATCACTTCCCCCATTGGCTACCTTGCTGGTCATATTGGGTAAATGAAGATACCTGTATTAAGCACCGCTGGAAGGGTGGATTTGGCGCTGGTAGGGCAAATGCCCTCAATGCGGGCGTAAACATGATTACAGGCCATACCCACAACTTGGCTGTCCAACCCCTTACGGATTACAACGGAACCCGCTATGGCGTTCAAACAGGCACCTTATCGGATCCAAATGGAGAGCAGTACATGGGCTATACTGAGGATGGCCCTAAAGATTGGCGTTCCGGTTTTGCCCTGTTATCGTTTGAAGAGGGAAGGCTTATGCTTCCTGAGCTAATTCAAGTATGCGGGGAGGACCGTTTTGAATTCCGTGGTTGCATTAACCAAACATGAAACTTACTACTCAAATCCTTAAAAATATCTACTCTACCCTGTACTGCTGCGAACCATTTATGAAATGGTCGTTACCATTGCCGGAGCAGATTAAGTTTGTCGTGGAAACAGATCCAGAAACTATGGGTTCCTACCTTTACGATGACGGGGAAAAGCACGAGCATATTATTACTATCTCGGACGCGCGTTGCGGGCATTTAGATACTGTAATTAGGACTATGGCGCACGAAATGATTCATATGTCTAGGTCGGGAACAGTATCTGATGCATGGACAAAACATGACGCAACGTTCCGTAGGCGGGCGCATTCTATTGCTACTGAATTAGGATTTGACCCACTCGAGTTGTAGTAAACTAATCTGGAGAGGTGAACTGGAAACAATCAGAACTCCTTCTATCAATAAGTACGCTGCATTAGTCCACAGCGCCTCTCATTTTATTTCAATATGTTCGTTTTCGAAAAGCCAACCAATGGTGGCACGGTGCGCACTCTCGAACATCTCAACCCTATGGTCTTTAGATAACGTTTTTCCTTGGTCGAGTTCCGAATGGCATCTAAAGCAGAGGGCGGCAATTCTATAGTCCGAACACTTAAGTCCTCTACCCTTACCATCGCGAAGCTGATTACTGTGCGCCGCAACAATCGTTTCGTCTTGTATTCCACAATTCTGGCAAGGAGATTTTCGTACAATTTCTAATAGTTTCTTATTTCTGTACATCAATCATTTTTCTAATGTGTTCGCCAGCTATATCCATTGGCGTAATGCTTTTCTTATTAAAATCCACAATGTAATCTTTGGATATATGCCAGCCGTAGTTCTTATCTCTTATTAACTTACCCTCATCCATCAAGGCTTTAGCATGGGCACCAACAGAAGCCCGGCTTAAACCTACACCAATATCAATTGATAGGACTCCGGGGTTCTTCGCTATAAACTGTAGTATTAAGTCTCGCTTGTCCATTTTGAAAAAAGTGATATGAGCCGTCTTGTAAAATTTCGTATTCAGGCATTTGCATACCTGCTGCTTTCAACGCTAGTATAACCTCTTCTATTTCTTCTTCGCTCATGTGTTACTCCTAGGTTTACGTCTACGCTTAGGAACAATATCAACAATGCCGCCGCCTGTTTTTTGGCTAGATAATTCTTCTATTAACTCATCCGCAAGATTAACGGCGGTTTTTGGATTCCCGCAATTCATTAGCGCAAAGCAGGCCGCTAAAAATCTCATGTGTTCACGATCTTTATTTTCCATTTTCTTCTAACATATGAATTTGCTCAATAAGAACTTCGCTTAAGGGTTTACCCTTAATAACAATCATGTTGGATTCTTTGATGTTGTTAACCGCTTTACACGCATCTCTTAATCCTTTGTTGTAGCCGCTTGTAAATGCATCATTCTTTTCCAATGCCATGATCAAAGCATCCCTAATAAAAGAGGACGCCTTACGGTTCTTTGCCATAACTTTAAGCTGGTTTATCTGCTTTTGCGGCAAATAAAGGCTATACGGTATTAAATTATCATTACTCATTTTTCCATTCCTTATATTGTGCATATAAAATCTTTAATGCACCCTGTGCTTCTAGGTTAGTTTTAATCTCAGCCCTAGACGCTACTCTTAAATAGGACTGCAACCAATCAATACAGGCGGCCTCGCTGGTTTCAAATAGCTGCCCGTCTTCATATAAGTAATCCCAGAACTTGGAATCCCGACACAACATACCGGCTAGCTTCACCATTTGCGCGCCCGCAAATTCATCCCGATTGAATGGTACTTCTGTATCCGCCAAGCGAACCATAACAACCATATACCTAGCACCTACAAAATCCCTCAGAATCTCTTCTGGAGAGTCATCAGGGTGTATTGCTAGGGTAAGCACATGACCGTCCTTAGTTTGCTTTAAAGCAACCTTCTTGGCCTCAAATTGGCTGGTTTCCATACGTCCTTTCAAACGTGATAATTAATTGATTCTCAAGATACTTAATAACACCCTTCAGCTCCATCATTTCCATGAGTAGCTTATCTCTTTCGGCTTCTAGATCTTGGGTTTCGCACATTTCTTTAGCCAAAGCTTCCTGAAGTTGCTTGCATAACTTTTCCCAATCTACTGGTATTGGTTTAGCAAGCTCCTCATTAATCTCATCAAAAGTAAAAAACTTTTTACTTTCTTTAGTTAAATATTTTTTCATTCCCACGGATCTTTCTCCTGAGATTTTGTAACTGGAGGACCTTCAGGCTTTACGTAGGTATCTACAGCTAAAGATAGGAACCGATTACCGGTTTTAGATTCGCGCTTCCAACCAGAAAGCTTGATCTCAACAAGATCTTCGTCATGTTTATCCATAAGATCGCGTAGATAAGAACGATCTACTTTAATGCTGCCAAAGAAATCGGGTGATTTCTCAGATTTGCGAACAGTTGATGGGAAAAGCGATCCTTTGTTTGGGTATTCCATTTTTATTCCTTAATTAAAGACTTCTTGGTTGCGGTAAATTTAGCCATCATCTGGTTGTATGCATCTAGATTCTGGGCTTTTGCTTTATCAAAAGTAGAGCGATTAACCTTAAAAATATTAGCTACATCATCTTCTGAGGCAGCTAATTGCAGCATTGCATCTAGCCCAACATTCAATGATCCAATAAAATCATCTCCGATTGGCTTAAGAGTCCATTGTCCGGGTAACTTTGAGGATACCTTCTCGCTGGCAAATAACGCTTTGCCCTCTGGTTTAGAAAGAGTAATTGTTGCTTCTGCTGGTTTAGCTGTTACGGTTAATGAAACCGGCTCTACCATAGTTACATCATTCCCCAATTCAGGCGGAATATCCTCACCGTTGTATATGTACAGGCCAATTCCGTGGAGCGCAATCGCCTTAGCCAGTGCCCTTTGCATTGCCGTGTTAACAGCAAATGAATCAGGCTCAGCAATAGGCTTATTGCGGTAATCCATAACGGGCAACTGCGCTGTGCGGGCGATATCATTCGCTACAACAGTACAGAAGACCATTACGGTTCCATTACCCCACCGCTGGAATTCTGGATAAAACCAATGCGCCTTAGGATCAGCTAACAACAATTGATCCACGGCCCACGCCCAAGAAAGGTACGTTAGGCCGTTCTTCTTCTCTGTGTACTTGGATACGTCAATGCTACGTAGTTCTTTGTATTCCATCATAGTCCTCTTTTAAATTTTTCAATGCCTCTACCTCTTTTAACTTCTGTGCATAGTGGATTACTTTATCAATATCCTGTATGCCGCCCTTATCGCGCCACCTTGTTATGTACTTAACAATGTTCCCCTCAAGGTAGCCAAGTTCATTGGCAACAATGTAATCCCACGGCTGGATTGCATTCTTGGAATAATGATCTCCGCCAACCTGAAAGTTATTAGCCGTCATTACGAATAACCTTGTTAGATGGATGCAGTAACCACTTCTTACCTAGGCTTTTTTTAGATTTAGCCATAGCAGCCTCATTACGCTTGCGCATATCTGCTATCTCTTCATCTGTCATAAGGCCGTAGTAAATGGTTTCCTTTGCTGGTTGCCAATCTTTCTCGCCACCCCAAAGTTCCTTTTTAAGATACTTATATACTCTGTTAAACATAACCTATCTCCTTATAACTTTGAAGTTCTAGTAAAGTAAGCGCCAAGCCTTGCTCTAATCAAGGGAACATCATCCCAATAAGCGGTTATTTTGGTATCAAGAAATGGCTTTACCCGCAGATTCCTAACAATAAAATCCTTCTTTAAATTAATACCAAGTTCTTTAGCCAATTGACCGGTTGGGATTGGGGTGTGTTTAATTTCAATACGTTTAATCATTTTGCTTCTCCTTTAAGTAAGTTTGATACTGCTTACACCACCCACTAACCTGACAAAAGTTAGCGCATCGTGTTCTCTCTCCGGGTCGGGTTTCTATAAAAAACCCTTTTCCCAGCCTCTGTAGCTCTTCTTCTGCTTCCTCTAAAGTGCTACATAAGATCTTTGCTCTTACTGCTCCATCTTTTTTGACGGCGAAGACCGTGGATTTTTCCCACATATCTTCCGGACTACAGGGCGGCAATTCCCCGCCGGTTTCCGTTGCGAATAAGGCTTCTGAATGGGCGTGAATGCGACTACGAATAAATTCTTCACGTCTTTGCATAGGCCAGACAGAAATATCAACGATTGCAACAGGAGTTTCGGGATAGCCAGCACGAGAGATAGCGTCCCTGCGATTCCAATCCCTAACAATTGCAATAATCTTGAGCCGATTGACGGGCGTTTTCTTAACCTTTTCGACCAACCAAGCATAAATGTTAAGTTGCTCTTCCCATTCCTTTTTCTCATTCATTACTCCCCATGCGCCTACAGTTTTATAATCGTTAACCTCTATGCCTTCTGGATTAACAATCTGTAGATCAATTGCGCCAGATATATTCCAGCCATCAATCTCAGCGTGTAATCTTTCTTCTACGATATGGTTATCGTCCTTGCCCTGTTCCAATACTGCATGAACCGCCGTACCAAATATAGACCAGATCATATCGGTTACATCAACCTCAATCTCATCTGCGTGTAATGATTTGAGCTGCACAATCTGCGGGCTATTGATAATCTCAGTAGCAGATAAATGTGCCTTACCTTTGGTGTAGGCATCACGGCTCAGTACATTAACAAATGTCTGTGGCAGGCCAAACTTATTTGTTATTTTCATTTTTTTTCTTTAGCCAAAGTTTCAAACCAATCAACGTAACAATCAAATCATCAACCTTATCTACTGCTTTTGTGCGGTCATTACTAAGCAATAGGTGGTCAAGTTCCTTTGTACCTTTTGCAAGTGTAAGCAAGCTTTCTGCGTAATCAATCATCTTTTCCTCTATCTTCCGTATGCTGTACGGTTACCGCTGTTATCGTAATAATTTAATACACCATCTTTGTTCATTGTTTCATAACCAAGACGGTTGCCGCTATTATCGTAAACCCCAGCTTTTGTGTTGTAGTTGTATTCGCTGGTTTCCCAATTATATGGAGAATTTTTAAAATTGCTAGAACTATTATTAAAATTCATATCTGAGTTTTTAAAGTTCATAGGACTATTCTCCCAGCTTGTTATCTGCGCTGATACAACACCACTGTATAAACATACAGCTATTAATATTTTCTTCACAATTTCCTCACTTAGTTGCCATCATCCATAAACCTACGTTAGCGCCCGCATAGCATATGTAACAGATCAGCATGGGTATGTTCCCTTTAAGACCCTGTTCAACCGCTATATAGGCGTATATAAGACCAGTTACGATTATTAACCAGCCACTCATGCAGACCTCGGCAATGTGCCGCTAAAGTTGTAAGAACCTGTATGACTAAAACTAGCCCAAGGCGCGCAGAAAACCTTAAATCCAGCCATCCTTGAAATCTTGCAGAAGTGATAGTCCTCTGACAACAGACGGTTAGATTCTTCATCAATGCTGGTAGCAAAGAATTCTTTAATGATCTTAACCTTACGCACAACATCGACTGCGTGGTACATATCGTTGGTATAACTTGGAACCTTATCGGATAAGTGTTCAAAAACCTTGCGCTTAATCAGCATAAAGCCAGTTCCGCCGTTAGAAATCTCAATAGGCTCATTAACGTTGCCTGTAGTCTGGCTCTCTCCGTGGGCTAGGTTAAGCACAAATGCGCCAGTATGAAAATGTAATTGATCTGGTGGTACGCCCGCTTTTACAGCCTCGGTTACTTGCACCCAATTGATTTCTTTCTTAGGATACAGGCCACAGATAATGTCCTTATCTGCCGCAACCATACGGGGAATATCAGCAGGGTTAAAGGCTATGTCCGCATCAATAAACATTAGGTGGGTAGCATCGGACTCCATAAAATCATAGGCCATCGAGTTCCTAGCGCGGGTAATCAACGACTCGTTCATCATAAAAGAGTAGTACATCTGAATGTTGTTCTGCCCACAAACGCCAACCATCTGCATTACGGCAGAAGAGTACATACCAGTACACATACCGCCATACATTGGGGTAGCTACAAACAACTTGGTTTGTTGTGCTGGCTTTTGGACTTGAATCATCTGTGGTTTCTTTTTAAA